CGACCTGCTGAGCGCCGAGGTGTGGCGCAGCGCCGTCAAGCCGTATTTCATCGGACCGGGCGACGACCCGCTGATCGGCCCCGCGCCGCAGTCGCCGTACATGCGACTGATTGTTGAGGGCATCCGGGGCGCGATGGAGATTCAGGCGGCGCGCCAGGCGGCGATCATCCGCCGGGCGGCCCCGCCCGACGTGGCGGCCTGGCTGACCGGGCCGCGGCTGCGACCCACGCTGCGCGAGCAGTTCGGCGGGGACAGGCGGCAGGTCTATGACCCGTTTCATCGCTTCGTCAGCCCGGGCGGCTACCGGCTGGCGGACAGCGGGTGGAACACGGCGATCCGCACGCGAGCGGCGATTGACCGGCTGCTCGACTACGAGATCGCGCGCGGGACGGCCGCGGTGGACATTGCCCGGCGAATCGAGCCGTTCCTGTGGCCGGAGGCGGCGCGCGTGCGGACGCGGACGCCGTATGGCTCGGACGGCAGCTACTGGGCGCGGCGGCTGGCGCGGACGGAGATCACCGCCGCGGCGGGGCGCAGCCTGATCAGCGCGAGCCAGGCCAACCCGTATGTTGAATGGATCCGCTGGTCGCTGTCGCTGACGCACCCGGAGTGGGACGTGTGCGACGAGAATGCGGCGGGCGGGCCGAACCGGGATGGGCGGTATGAGAAGGGGAGTGTCCCAACTTATCCTGGACACCCCCACTGCAGGTGCTCTCTTGTGCCGGAGGTGACGCGCAGCCCGGCGGCGGTGACGGACGAGCTGCGCGACCTGATGCGAGCCGAGATCTGGGACGGGGCGCGCTGGGAGGAGCGGGCGCGCCTGCAGGGGGCATTTAACGAGGCGTGGCTGGTCGAGGCGCTGCTGGGCGGCTGGTTCCTGCGCGAGGTGCTGGGCAGAGAAGGGGCGGCGGCGTGATCTACATCGGCATCGTGACGACCAACCGGCTGGGCGCGCTGCGGCGGCTGCTGACGGCCCCGGCGTTCACGGCGGCGGTTGAGGCGGCCGGGGCGCGGGTGCTGGTGCTCAACCAGATGAGCACGGACGGCACGGCAGCCTGGCTCGACGCTCACGCACGGGGATACGGCTTCGCCGCCTGGCACAGCACGTCGCAGCGGAACTGCGGCGCCGCGCGACAGCGGCTGGTGGACCGCTGGATCGGCGCAGGCCTGCGCCGCGACGACGTCGTCGTATTTCTGGATGACGACGTGCGGCCAGTGGAGTGCGGATGGCTCGCCGCGCTGGTCGCAGGCCTCGGGCAGCCGCGGGTGGCGATTGCCGGGGCGCGCGGGCGGCGCATCACCGCGGATTGGCTGACGGAAGAGGTCGCCGAGATTGGCCCGGTGGACTACGTCGGTGGCGGGTGGATGGCCGCGGCGGGCCGGGTGTTCCTGGAGGGGGGCGAGTGGTCGGACGAGTACGCGCACACCTACTGGGAAGACGTGGACCTGTGCCTGCGAGTGGGGCGTGACTGGGGCGAGGTGGTGTGGAGCTGCGGCGACGTGGGGCTGGCGCATGACCATGCCGGGCTGACGGAAGAGCAGGCGCGCTGGTGCGCGGAGAACCGCGCGATCGCGCGGCGAAAGTGGGGCGGCGATGAGCCTTAACCGGGTGTGCCAGATCGAGGACTTCGACGAGCCGGAGATGCGAACCTGGCTGAGAGAGGCCGGGTACGACCCGGACGACGTCGTGCGCAAGGCGTGGGAAGTGAGCCTGGCGTACCGGGTGATGCGGAGCGCGGTGACGCGCAAGGGTGCGCGGGTGCTGGGCGTCGGCGCGGGGATGGAACCCTCGTTGTTTCTGATGACGCGGCACGGCGAGGTGCACGCCACCGACCTCTACGCCGACGCCGGAATCTGGGAGGGAGCAGCACCGCGGGCCATGCTGACGGACCCGGCACGCTGCGCGCCGGCGGGCCTGGACTGGGCGCCGGAGCGGCTGATCGTGCAGCACATGGACGGGCGGGCGCTGCGCTACCCGGACGGCCATTTTGACGCGGTGTTTTCGTCCAGCTCGCTGGAGCACTTCGGCAGCCGGGCGGATATTCAGCAGGCGGCGCGGGAGATCGGGCGGGTGCTGCGACCGGGTGGCGTGGCGACGATTGCCACCGAGTTCCAGATTGGCGGTGAGGGGCGCGGGGGTTGGCCGGGCGTGGTGGTCTTCGACGAGGCTGCGCTGCGCCGGGACGTGATTGACCCCTCGGGGCTGGCGCTGCTCGAGCCGCTGGCGACGGCGGTGAGCGAGGCCACGCGCGAGACGGCCGTGGCGCTGGAGCACTGCGTGGCGCTGATCGAGCGCGGCCAGGCGCTACCGCGCCCGCACATCGCCCTGAGCCACGCCGGGCAGGTATTCACGTCGGTGCATATCGCGCTGCGCAAGCCGAAGGAGTAGAGGCGATGCTCGGGTTCTTCAACATTCCCTTCCCCAACCACCCGGCGCTCCTCGAGCTGCAGGACTTCCTGCGGACCAAGCTGCCGCCGGAGGCGGCGTGGCAGGACCCGGCCACCTTTCACCTGACGCTGGTGGCGGTGGACGAGGGCGACGAGGCGGCGCTGCGTGAGGTGGCCTGGCCGCGGGCGCTGACGCTGTTCGGCATCGGCGGGGGCGCCACGATCGGCCTGACCGGGCCGGAGGGCACCGCGGTGGCGCTGGAGATGGAGCGCGCGCCGCAGCTCATCTACCTGCAGGCGGCGCTGTTCTACGAGCTGCGCGCCGCCGGGGCCGTGCTGAAGCCCACGGCGTGGCCGGGGCTGTGGCGGCCGCACATCACGCTGGCGCGCTTGCCGGTGGGCGCGGGCCTGGAGGACATTTGGTCTCCCGCCCCGGCGCCGGTGCACCTGACGGTGGAGCGCTTCGCGCTGAGCAGCGAGGGCTACACCGAGATCGCCAGCTTCGCGCTGCAGACGAGCGGGCCGAGCGGCGAGCGAGTGCGGGAAATGGCGACGCTGCGCGACGTGCTGGTGGTGGGGGAGTTCCGGGGGACGCCGCCGGACGTGCCCCTGATCGCGGGCGTCAACCTGGCGGAGCTGACCGCGGGCGACGCCGACCCGATGTTCGTGACGCTGCCCATCGCGAAGGCGGACGTGATCTCGGACAACCAGCGCTACTACGACGCCGAGTTCGTGCGGGTGCTGCGCGAGCAGATCCGCACCAAGCGGCCCGGCGGGCTGCGGGGGCACCTGCGCGACGACGAGCGCGCTTCGGCCTTTCCGCTGCCGGAGGCGCACTGGGTGGGCGAGGCGCTGGTGGGCGACACACTGTGGGGCAAGGGCTACGTGCCCAGCGGCCCGTTTCGCGAGTACGTGCGACGGCTCAAGGCGAGCGGGGCGAAGCTGGCGACGTCGCTGTATGGAACGTCGGAGTTCGAGTGGCTGCCAGAGCGCGGCGTCTGGCGGGTGAAGCCGGAGACGTTCGAACTGGAATCGGTGGACTTTGCCCCGCCTGAACGGGCGGGCATTCGAGATCTGGCCGTGGTGCCGCATGTAACGGCGGAGATGGCCGGGCAGAGTGAAGAGGAGACGGAGATGGACAGGACTGAGGTGATCCGCGAGCTGAAGGCGGAAGACGCCGTGCTGCTGCCGGAGACGGTGCGGGCGGCGGTGATCGCGGTGAGCGGGCCAGCGAAGGCGCTGGGCGAGCTGCGCGCGGCGCTGGGCGTGGACGAGCAGGGCGACGTGGCGGCGGCGGCGCAGGCCCTGGTGGCCGAGATGGCGACGCTGCGCGCGGCGGCGGTGGACGCGGCGATCGCGGCGGCAGTGGGCGAGGCGGTGAAGGTCGAGGCGGCGCGCCCGGTGGTGATCGAGCTGGTGAAGGCGCGGGCGCCGCGCACGGCGGAGGCGGTCAAGACGGTGGTGGCCGAGGTGGTGGACGGAGACGTCGTCAAGACGCTGCTGGGGCAGCTGGTGGTCGAGACGATGGGCGGGGCACAGCGCCGCCCGGTGCAGGCCGCGGACGGCCAGGGCGACGGGCAGCAGCCGTACGTGATCATCCCGAAGGATCCCGCGGGCGCCTAGCCGTCTCGCGGCGGGGGTTAACGACAGGGGAGCGCAGGCAAAGCGAGGTGCAGAATGGCAGCAGTGGGTAAGCAGGTCTACAAGGAGAGCGACGGCCGGGCGGTCAACGTCGATCTGCTCTACAGCGTGGAAGCGCTGCAGGTGGCGGTGGTGGACGACTGGCTGGGCATCACGCTGGAGTCCGGCGACAGCGGCGACGTGATCGCGCTGGAAATCGCCGGCATCGAGCGGCAGTTCGAGGTGCCCTCGACGCTGAGCGTGGCGAAGGGCGCGATCGTCTACGTGGAGGTCGCGGACGTGACGGGGCACACCCCGGACGACACGGCCTACAGCACGTCGGCGGGCGCGGGCAAGGTGGCGTTCTTCAAGGCCACGGCGGCCAAGGACGCCAACAACGTGGTGACGGGGATCATGCTGGGGCAGCTCGCCTCGTAGGGCGCGGCGGCAGGCGGTCGAGAGAGCTGAGACAGGACGGAGGCGGGAGCCATGAAAATCATCACGAAGGAGCTGCTGACCAAGCAGAAGGAAACGGCCCGGTTCGCGGCGGGCGTGGACCTGAGCAAGCTGGTGCGGCTGCACGAGGAAGCCGGGCGGACCGTGGCCGAGTTCATCGGCGCGGGGAACTTCGCCGCGGCGTTCACCGAGCGGCAGCGCTACGAGGTAGACGCGGGGCGCGACGAGGAGCCGCTGCTCTACCAGCCGCTCTACAACACCGTCGAGGACGCCAACCTGCCCGAGGTGATCAACGTGTACTCGTTGGGCCCGGCGGGTGTCGTCTTCGAGGAAGTGCACGAGGGCGGCGAGGTGAAGTTCGTCACGGTGGGTGAGGGCAGCCACGCGATCACCATCCGGCAGTATGCGGCGGCGATCGAGTATTCGAAGAAGCTGTTCCTCTTCAACCAGACCTGGGCGCTGGCGCCCATCGAGCGCCAGTTCGGCATCGCGCACAACGCGCTGCTGAACCACATCCACCTGGCGCCGATTCTGACGGCCAGCTACGCGGCGGCCAATCAGACGGCGGCCAACGCCACGACGGGGGTGCCGAAGGAAGAGGTGTACCTGCTGACGATCGAGGACGCGATCGCCAACAGCCTGGCGGACACGACCAACCCGCGCCGCGGGCCGTATGACCTGCTGGTGAGCACGGGCGACGTGTTCATGATCGAGCGGGCGCTCAACCGCCGCATCCAGGACGGCATCAACGTCCAGAGCAGCGCGATCAACAAGATCCGCAACGTCATCGCGTATGACGGCTGGAGCGGGGCGCGCGGCCGCAAGGCGACGAGCTACGCGGGGGTCACGAAGGGCAAGGCGTACCTGGTCAGCGGGCAGTACCGGGCCGCGGACTTCCAGAGCTACGTCAAGCAGGGCCTGCAGAGCCAGAAGGGCGACGGCGACCTGAGCCGCTTCATCGTGGAACAGGTGGTCTACGACGGGTGGATCGGCGTCTACGCCAACCCGACCCGTGCGGTCGAGGAGATCAGCTGGCCTAGCTAGACCGGGGCACGACGCGGAGAGGAGGCCCCGTGCGACGGGGCTTTACCTGGTGAAACCGATGAGCGACGCAATCAACCTGGGCAGCCCGAACTGGGACCCGGCGGACAGCTACGGGCGGATCGCCTGCGAGCTGGCGTGGCATCTGGCGGCGGCGGGCCAGCGCGTGAATGCGCTGAGTCCGCGCGGGGTGCTGCGCGACGGGCAGAGCGACGCGCTGCAGGCGCTGCTGCGGCAGCCGGTGCGCGCGGCGCTGGGCGGCATCGTGCTGGGCTACCCGACCAACTTCGGGCAGTTCGGGGCGCTGGCGATGGCCGGTCCGCGGGTGGCAGTGACGATGTTCGAGAGCACGCGCCTGCCGGCGGGCTGGGTGGAGGCGCTGAACGCCTGCCGGGCGGTGGTCGTGCCCTCGCGCTGGGCGGCGGCGATGTTCCGCGAAAACGGCGTGAGCGTTCCGATCACCCGCATCCCGCTGGGGATCAGCGCGACGTTTCGCCCGGCGCTGCGCCCGGCGGGGCGACGCCCGTTCACCTTCCTGTGCATCGCCGACCGCTGGCGGCGCAAGGGGTGGGACCTGGCGGTGCAGGCGTTCCACCAGGCGTTCGGCGAGGACCCGGCCTACCGGCTGGTGCTCAAAGCGCGGCGGCACGGCTTCCCGATTGAGATCGGGCACCCGTGCGTGGAGATCGTGCGCGAGGACCTGAGCGAGGACGGGATGCAGGCGCTCTACGCGCGCTGTGACGCGATGGCAGCGCCGACGCGGGGCGAGGGTCTGTACCTGCCGCCGCTGGAGTTCGCGGCGACGGGCGGGATGTTCATCGTGACGGGCTGGAGCGGGCCAGCGGACTACGCGCATCTGGGCTACCGGCTGCGCTACCGGATGGTGCGCGCCTGGTCGGGGTATGAACGCTTCGCCGGGCAGGACCTGGGCGAGTGGGCCGAGCCGGAGCTGGACCACCTGGTGCGGCAGATGCAGTTCGTGGCGCAGCAGGCGGGGCCGGTGGCCTGGGCGCGCGCCTGGCGCAACGCGCGGACGGTGCGCGAGCTGTACGACTGGCGGCGCTTCGCCGCGGGCGTGCTGGGGGTTTGGCGCGAGGTGACGCAGGCGGAGGCGCCGCAGAGGGGAGTGAGGCATGGCAAGCGCCACGCAACGGCTTGACCTGAGGCTCGACCTGGGGCTGGACGACGACACCACGGTGCTGACGGACGGGGCGATAGACCGGCTGTTCGAGCGGGCTGGGGCGGCGTACAGCCCCAGAACGAGTCCGAGGAGAAGCTGAGCCAGGTGTTCGGGCAGCTCGGCACGCTGCAGAAGATGTTTGAGGCGGACCTGGCGGCGGCGGAGCGCGCCAGCCGGGCGAGTGCGCGGATCGGGGCGCTCACGAAGAAGCCCAGCCGCCTCAAGGAGTTCCCCGATGCCTGACCTGAACGCCTGGCTGAGCCAGCGCGGGCGGCGCGGGCTGCCGACGACGGCGCGCGCGGTACGCGCCTGGCAGCGCATCCTCGACCGGCCGTCGAGCGTGGTGGTGTACCGGGGCGGGACGGCGCAGGCCGCGCAGACGGTGCGGGTGGAGTTCGGCGACGTGGTCAACGCGCGGCGCGACGCGGGCGAGGCCAGCGCGCGCACGGTGACGCTGCTGGGGGTGGCGGACCACCCGGAGGCGGCGGACACCGACCTGCGGAAGGGCGACCGCTTCACCCTGGCGGGCGCGCAGTACGAGGTGGTGGACGTGATCGCGGCGCCGGGCGAGATCCAGGCGCGGGCGGAGCGGCTGACGTGAGCAGCTTTCGCTGGACGCGGCCGCCGACGCGGGCCTGGGACGCGGCGCGCTACAGCCAGGCGCTGGACGACGGGGTCGAGCGGCTGCTGAACTACTGGGCGCCGCAGATCGAGGGCAGCGCCAAGCAGGGCGCGCCGTGGAC